CTATTATATTGATGTACCATAATATACTTTTCACCTTTACTATTATAGATGTATTCCCCATCACAAACAGGTTCGAGGCTCAATATTTTAGGTCTGAACACATCCATCTTGGATGGGTCCACCATTGTTCCACATTGGCATGCCCAATTACTATCATGATCATTAAATTTAGTTATCGACTTATAGGGCTCCAATGACAGCATCAAATTGACACCAGCTTGATCCGGCGTAGGATTATTAATATATTGAATAGCAAGAAAGACATTCAATGAGAAATCTCTGAATGTTGAGAATTCTCCCGCCATTGAACCTGCATTATATATTGGAGTGTTTTTCATATAATCATGGATGAGTGGTCCATAACATCTCAACATGTTATCATTACCCCACTCCTCATCCTTATACAATAATCCTTCACAGCCGTAATTTAATTTTTTATCTCCAATGTTTTTTTCCAACCACTCTGACGGATTTCCTTGAAAAATGATATCAACATCAGTCGATATGACATAGCGAATATCTTTCATATGCCGAAGGAAATACCAGTAGTAATAATGTCTTGTCAATGGAACCTGAAAAGTGAAATTGTCCGCATAGTGATAACCTGTATTATCTTCATTACGCATCTCGCTTGTCAATAAAATTTCAAATCCATTATCTTTTAATTTTTGGATTGTGTCATCTGTTACATTATGTACAATCATTGCTTTTCTTCCAGTGTAACCGGACATATTCAATGAATTCACCCAACATTTAATCTTATCAAAATCGTATGTTGAAATTGCACTAATAATCAAATCTTGCATAATTGTTTTCCTAAATTTTCAAATATTTGCTCAAAATTAAATGGACCTATGTCCATACTTAAAGCTTTTTTTAGTTTATTATTATCTAAAATAAATTGTCGATCTTCATTTGTATTAACGGATTCAAATTTTCCTCCATAAGTGTATCCGTTTATTAAACTACGAGCAACTATTCCTATTTCTAAGCCATAATTAGAACTCAAGTTATAAATCCCGCTAGGTTTTTCGATACATACTTTTTCTATAATTTTTGCTGCATCTTCAACAAATAAAAAATCTCTCTTTATAGTTTCGGATATATTAAATTTTATAGTTCCAATATTTACCAGTTGTGTCATGCAAAAACCCATAAATGAATTTCTGCCGTATTCATATCCAAATATATTAGATCCTCTCAATACCGTAACATTTTTGCCAAAATTTGCAAATAATTTATTCTCAGTAATTAATTTATTTTCACCATAAAAATCAAAAGGCAGTTCCTCGGATGCCTCATCATATACTTTTAATGCATTGGAATTTCCATAAACTTTACTGGTTGAAATCATAACATAATGGCATCCGTTATCGTGTGACTTTTTGCCCACTTCAAAGTCTACGTCATACTTCTCATTATATTTTTCAATTTTATATAATGGATTTAATGCACAGTTGATTACAGTTTCATAACCTGAAATATCAAGTTTTTTGAAATGTTTATAAGAAACTTTATCAAAATTTGATAAGTGTTTTCCTATAAAACTACTCTCACCTACGACTAAGGTTTTCTCCAAGGAAATTCACCTTTATATTTTTGATTCATTATTTTATTGCCGTTCAAAAAGAATTCTCCATTAACGGATCCTTCGCCGCCATCAACTCGATAATTTACTGTATATTTACCAGTACAATCATATTTACCAAAATATTGAGAAATCGCTGATAGAAATACTCTATCTTGTCCCCAACCTCCATGCCATGCTTGTGCTAATTTTATAGCAATTTCAGTTTTAATGCAATACGAATTAGTGTCAACATGATTAACTCCATGATATGTTTGCCACTTACCTAACGATTCGCAGTCATCATTGCATAGGTATACCGCTTCTTTGCTGTATATTTTCCTGAGAGAATACGACCATTGTAGATCATTTTTTTCGATGGTGTTTATACAAGTTTCCACATGATTGGAATCGAACCAATTATCTTGATCCAAATAGAGTACATATTTTGTATTGACTAAATGTGTAAATGCTGCATAAACTCTATGTCCATAGAATCCATTTGCGCCGACATTAATTGGTAATCTAGCAATCTTCAGATTATGATTAGTGTAGTGCCCTAATTGATCACAAGTTTTTAACCAATTTTCATCACCATCAATAACAACATAACAAGTAGTGGGATAAGTTTGTAGTAAAACACTATCCACTGCTTTACGGAGATCAAAAGATCCTGTTGTTGGTATAATCACTGTTGCTGTCATAATTTATTTCAATTCATATGTTATTAAATTTTTACAATAACTGCATTACTGGGTACCGAGTATGTAACAACTATTCGACCAGCTGAGTCACCTTTAGACGGTGACTTTCCGTATATCTTAGGAACACCTTTATTATCTTTTGCATCGGAGTCAAATCTCTGATCTTCTCGTCTAGCCCTCAATCGAAAATATAATTCATGAGTTTTTGCATATTTAACAGCCTCTGTTAATTGGCCATTCAATGTGATTTCATTATTTTTTTCGTCATATTTTCCAGAAACATTCATTGGTCCAATATACATATAGTCAATTGGACCACCCATTTTAGTGTTACCTACGACAATTTTAACCTTATCTGTATTGCCAATTTTTCCGTAGACATCAGGAACTTTATCTCCCATCATAAGTTTTTCTTTTTCCAATAGATGCTTGTGTGCAGTTTTCATAAACTTCGTTGCAATTCCTGGAGCGGCAAGTTCCAATCCTTTTAGTCCACCCCCTGCTAATGAGGGAGCAGATTCGCCCTTCAGGGAAAGATTGATTGTAGTTTCTTTACCTTTTGCCAAAATAACCAGTTCAACATCGGTATATGGTTCAGAGCCACCAAGTTGTCTTCCTGTATATTTTCTAGCATCTATTACACCTGAAATTTTTACTTTACCAGCAACAACAGTTACAGGATTATTTTTATTTTTTTTAATTGCACCCTTTATAAAATTAATAACTCCAGTTTCTTGACGTTCCGCAGAAGCTCCTGCCATAATAATACTCCCAAATGAGAATATTTATGTCATACTTTAAACCCCTCAAATGATTTCTTTGCTGTTTTTTCTGTTGTGCCGGCATCAACGATACCCATTTGAGCATTTTGCTCAATGTCATACAGTTTCATTTTTGCCCTATCAATACCCACAGTAAATCTCTTGTAGTGTGTTGGATCATTATATCTATTTTTCAATTGTTTGACCATAATCTGATTCATGTTCTCTAATTCCTCAGATGAAATAAGTGCAAACATGAAATCGGCAGTGGCTGGCAAACCAAATGATTCTGAAGTATCTTCCAGCCCAGGATCGCTTGATGTGAATCCTGATCGAGTTGTCTGTGTAGCACTCACAATTGGCACATTAAACTCAACTGCAAGACCTCTAAGTTCCTCTGCAATGGCTTTGACATATGTGTATGAGTTAATATTCGCTCCTGCCTTGATTCTTGCTGAACAGCAAATATTGAGATAATCGATAAAAATGATATCAGGAATAAAAGAACGCTTCAGATTCAATTCATTCAATAGAGTTCGGAAATGAATAGCAGATGCTGATGCAGTTGGATATTCTTTGATAATCAATTTACCAGTAGTCTTACTGCGAACTTTTGAAACTTTCCTATCGTACACTTCCTTGGTTAATTCAACCAACTCGTCGGTTGTGACATTAAGAAGATTTGCATCTATACGTTCGGCAATCTTTTCTTCCGCCATTTCAAGTGTTATATAAAGAACATTCTTACCAATAACCATACAGGAACTGGCAACGTGACACATAAACAAAGATTTGCCAACACCAGTACCTGCAAGGGCAATATTGAGAGTTTTGTTAGGAAGACCACCTTTAGTGATCTTGTTGAAGTACTCTAAATCAAAAGGAATTCGTTCTTCTCTCCGGTGATAAAACTCATATCGCTCATCACTATTTTCCAAATAATCATGACCTACAGATGTATCAAAACTTATTGCTAGGGCGTCCGATAGTATCTTGGGAATCGCACCTTTATCTTGTGATTTGTCTTTTCCCTCAAGAATAGAAATCGACCCCAATACTGCATTGTACACTGCCTTTTCTTGGCAAAATTTCTCCGTTTTATCAACAAGCCATTCCAGTTTGGTTTCTGTATTTTTATTAGATTCAATGTCTTGGATATAACTCTCACACTTCTGTACCTCGTCGCTTGTGAGAGAATTCTTTTCTTTGATGGCAATACTGATTGCTTCAATCGAAGGTGCAGAATTGTATTTTGTTGTAAACGATTCAATCTCATTGAAAATATATTTTTCAGTTCGATCCGAAAAATACTCAGATTTTATAAAGGGTAAAACTTTGCGTAGGTATTCTTCATTGTAAATTAAATTCTTGAGAATTGCTTGTTCCAACTTCATCTACGATTTCCTGTTCAATGTTTGATGACATGATTTCTGTCAATAAATTACCAATATAATTTTTGAAATCCTCGTTCTTTTCCATAGACTTAGGCTTATCAAAAATTGATTCTAACACATCATAGTTGAAAAGTAAATACATCTCATTATTTTTTTCTTCAAATTTGACTTTACCATATTTAAAAATGGTATCTTCATATTTACCATTCAACAGCCTGATGTGTACCGAATTCGGATCGTCTTTAGGATATATGAAACAATAATCCATGCCTTCAATCATATTAGTCTCCATTCATATCTTCTGTGTTGATAATATCGCTTGTTGAAACTTTATATTTATTCTCAACAAACTCACGGAAAGATTTTGATGTTATGATTGGTAACCAGAAATCTTTAGTATCAGTTTCCTTCTCTCGATATTTCTTGTCTTCAATTTCACCTGTGTCTTTATTTACCTTACTGTACCATCCGTTGGATGGCTTGATGACATGTCCAGATTCAAGAGCAACGTCAAGTAAGCCAGACCACTTGCTAATGCCACCACCAAAAGATACAGACACAGGAATTTTAGATTTTTCTTTGACATATCGACTCTTCTCTACATTAATAATAAAATTATAACCAACAATTTCAGTTCCTTCTTTTTCCTGTTGGCGACCAATGATGAAGATATTATCAGCAGAGTAATAAGAGCCGGTACCACCACCAACAATATCTT